ACAATACCTGAATCATAAATTACCTGTCGCAGCTGAATTATTTCCTTAGGGTTATTATTCATCTTTCAAATCCTCCTATATTAAGCTTCTTTAGTTAGAACACCACTATAACCAATCACATTATAGCCTGTTCCATCGCAGTAGATATCAGCATAGTTTCCAATAACACCTGCTATTGTAACATCCTTATTAACAACATCATTTCCACCAAGAGCAACGTAGTCTGCTGCAGCCGGATTCAATACTACATCCTGTGCTACAGTAAGCTGTATTCTAAAAGACATACCAATCATAGTTGCTGCAGCAGGAAGTGTTATTGTAATAGCACCACTAGCGCCTGTATTTGTTACATTAAGGCCACTGATATCTGCAGCTGCAGGACTTGCATTTTTATCATAAGCCTTAACAGCAGCAGTTGGCAATACATAAGGAGCAGGCGACAATAGTGAAAATGCACAAGCAGATGTACTACCTACGTTAATATAAACACTACTCGCCCCAGCACCTGCATTGGTCTTACAGAAAATACACCCAACTCCAAAACCTGCACTACCTGCAGTCGGAAGTGTAGTACCATATCCCAACTGAACATTAGCACCTTCAACAGAACCTGTGCCATCAGATAGTATCACATAAAGTGTATTCCCACCAATAGACCGAGACTGACCAGATATCTTAAGCATATCTACCCACTTACGTCTCGCAAAGTTATATAACCATTTATCTAAACTCATCGTACTTACCTCCAAATCCTTTGTTCAAAATTTGAACAAAGTTACGATGTTTAACTAATTAAGTTCAATATATCCTTCTCTTGCCGAGAGAGATTACCATCGGCTGAAGAAGAACCCCTTCTTCCACCCCCTCCGCTAGGGACGAAGCCAGGATTTGCAGGTGCAGTACGAGAAGGAATCCCAATCTGCTGAGAGCCTCTTTGTCCAAGATTGGCTCCAGGCTGTGCTATAGTGTTAGCAACTCTTTCCAGTTTCAATCTGCTCCTTACTTCTTTTTCAGTCTCCTGTAAGACTTCCTTAAGACCCCAATCAGGATGCTGAGCGGTTATCTCATTAGCTACAAAGCCAACGTATTTTCTATAAGGTTCTAAATCTTTATTGTCAGTATAAAAGGCATTAACAGCAGTAGATATTGTCATCTGCTGGTCGACCAACTGCGTTGCAATCGTAGGCATAAGTCGTAAACTGCGTTCCACAGCAGTATTCACCACGCTAGTCATCAACGCATTGAAGTTATCTGAACTCTTCATCACCTCATCAAATGTAGCATCATCTTTCAGAAAGCGAAGAACTTGCCTTGACTGTGCTTCACGTTCTGCTTTTACTTCATCCTCTGTCTTTTGCTTGACAGGAGGATTCATAAACCTTCCAGCGATTTCACTCAGCTGGGCCTTTAACTCTTCATTCTCCTTCTTCAGTATATCTTCCGGAGACAAAGTTGTTTCAGCAGGTTTCTTCTCCTCAATAACAGGCTTCTCTTCTAATCCCTCTTTCTTTTCAGCCGTATTGGTAGTTGCTTGCTCTTGTCCACTTGTTTCTTCCGCTTTCCGTTCTTCCCCTTCCTTGACATCTTCAGTTGCCTCCTCTGCTGGTTTAATAGGTTCAGTTGTCTCAGTACTTTCTGCTGATTGCTCTCCTGCAGGAGCACTATCTTGAGGTATAAAGTCCTCAAGAATCTCACTAATCTGTTCCTGTTGAACATCGTTAGGCTCCAATCCTTTATCTTCTAATTCTTCACTCATTTCTTACCCTCCGTAGTTTCCTCCAGTTTTTCATTAATTTCCCTGAGTATGTCTTCTGGAAGTACTAGCACAAACTCAAGCATCTTCAACCGCCCCTGCTGTCTGGCAATATTTGACGCTTCACAAACAGGGTCTAACTCTTTAAGGTCATCCAGTAGACCAAACCTTACTTCCTCAAGCGTCTTCCTAATCTCCACCCAAACAGGATTTGTTACAAAACTCTGATACTCTGACAAATACATCTTACATTCCTCCTCCAGGATATTGTTCAATAGGAACCATGTTCCCTTGTTGTACACCTTGTTCAATATTCTGTGTAGATGTAGTCTGTATAGGATTCGCAGGACCTTGGCTTAGGATAAACTCATTAATATCCTTAGCTCCCATAATCCTAGCAATGTGCTTAAAGATACGCACCATATCAAAGGATTGGTATAGTTGAGGTTGCTGAGCCATTATTCTGAACACCTCAATCCAACCTTCAGTATCCCCACCAACTGCTGTACTTCCATCCTTAACTATTACATCATAGTCAACTACTAAGTCCATAGGTGTTACATGAATCCTACTCTGTGCAGGATACTCTTGCTTTAGTACATCTTGCCAAGTCCCAGAAGCTTTTATAAAAAGGTCTTTGGACATAAGCTGTTGTGTATGCACAGCGAACATATAACCTATGTCTTGCATAGCTTGCAGACTTGCAATCTTAGCAGCTTTAGTAAGCCTGGACAGTGCATTCTGTGTAGTGCTCTTTGATTCCTGAGCAGTTACCCGCTCCCCAGACTTTCTAATCATACCACTAACACTATCCGTAGCAGCACTTGTCCGCTGCATATAGTCAATAATAGAAGCAGCATCACCTATGTGTGACCTTGTAACATCATTAACTGCCAGCTGCTTAACAGCATTTTCAACTCCACGTCCCCAAGCACTACGTCTCATCCTTATAAGCTTCCCAGGCTTCGGGTCCTCAAGATCTGCCATATTTATCAAGCTCGGGTCGACAATTAGCATATCATTAATAGCCTTGCGAACATTAGATATATGACTATTGAAGAGCCAATCCAGTGCTTCTTGCATACCATACATCAGTTCAAGTCTGCTAACTGGCGTTGTGCTATAACCATCAAAATCAGGCGCACAAACCGCAACTGGATACATATTATGATTAAGGTTGAGTTGCTTAGCACAAATCAGAACCTTATCAGCTGCCAGACCAAAGAGCCACTTCTCAGGATACTCAGACTTCCCAAGCTTCTGGTCTTTCGGAATCATAGTCCAGTACATCCAAACTACATCAATTGGATTAGTTGCCATATCAGAACCAAACTGGCTATTACCTATCCTATCCCCACGCCCAGAATCTGTCTTCGTCTTGTTAAATTGAGAACGTCCGCCACTTCCAATTCCCTTAAGATACTTCACATTAAAGATATCAGGGTCGTTCTTCTCCAATTCCAGAAGCTTCATATAGTTCGTCTGCTCAACCCATCCTACATATTCCCCTTGCTGTACATCATGAATAGGTACATTCGGGTCTGGGAGATAAGAATAAGGGTCTACGTTCTTCAGCCTATTTCCTTCAAACAGAATACACTCTTCCCTACCTCTCACTTTCCCAGTAGACATAAACCTACCAAGCAAAGCAGACATAAAGCCAGAATCTTGAACAACAGTTTTCCATCCCCACTTCCTATCCCAAGTAGGAGTCACTACACCTATGCCATAAGAAAGACTATCACGAAACATAGTATGCAAATTCAATGCTACTTTAAATTGTGTAGTCTGTTGCTCTATAACTTTCTCCAATAGAATAGCCCCAACAATATCTTCAGGCCCTGAACCTTCATATCGGAATATAGGATTCTCCAAGAAGGCACTTACGAAGTAAGTCAGGATTGTCTCCAGTGTTGCATAGGAATAAGGTACAACAATAGAAACTGGACGCCTATCATCCACTGTCTTTATATTAGTCTCTTCCTTATCCAACTTAACATATGCAGTAAGAGTCCTATCAACCTTCTTCCATGATTCAAAGCGTTTGCTGATTTCCCTACTACTTTCCAAAGCCCTTGTATATACTTCCTTAAGAAGCCTAGCGTGTTCCTGACTAGCAGGCCTAAGGTCAAGACTATTCGGATACTTATAACCTGCATCTTCTCCATATGATAGCAATCTTCCTTGTGCATTAGGGTCTAGAATTGTCGGCATCTTTTTCCTCCTCAATAGACTTAAGACTCTGTAGAATCTGTATAAGTGCAAATACATCTTGATAAGGTAGCTTGACAAGATAGTTTAAAAGTTTAACTATATCAACCTCATTTATTCTAAATACTCTCTTAGAGCTAATATTAATCATAGTTATGCAGCCTCCAAAGCTGTTACTCGTGAATCTAATGATGATACATCACTTTGTAATGTATTTACCTTACCCTCTAAAACAGTTACTTTTGACTTGAGTAAATATATCTCATAGCCAAGATTATAACTATATGCTCTATCTGTATAAGACGCAGCGCTTATATTTCCAGAAGCATATACACCATAACTTGTATCAGCGTATATACTATACTGAGTCCCATTTCCAGCTACATATATTCCTATTCCACCACTATTCTGAAAATAACCTCCATAGCCACTACCACCTATTGAAATACCACGAACTCCAGTACCAGATACAGAATAACCATAAACTCCATAGGACGACTTACTAATTCCATATAAAGCTGACTTTGTAGAATTAAGAGAACCAAAATATCCAATAGCTTGAGTGTCTGCACTTATAGAAGCAAGCTGCTCTACAACACCATCTCCCCTATCACCAAACCAAGCAAGAACACCATCATCAGGACTAATAATAACATACTGGTTATCAGTACCAGCTTCTAAACCAAGCTGGTTTTGTGACATAGCCAGCAAACCCATAAGACCAGACTTAGCTTCTCCACCTTCAAATTCCCAATTAGCCATTATGCCTGCCTCCAATCACCAAGACGAGGAAGCCTATCACTCCCATAATCCTCGTCCTTAAGGTCCTTATACTCATCCTCTATATCCTTTCCATCTTCAGATGGTATAAAGTATCTCTCACCAAGCTCAAGCATTTCAACTACGTAAGCCAAGGCATCCATTATATCATCTTTCTTACTTCTTGGGAAAGATAATAGTTGTTTCTCAAGAGCACCACATACGTTTCTGTTATGATAGACAAACCCCAGTCTATAGAACGGTACCAAAGCTGCAATACGCTCTTCTTTAGATGCCCTGGCTTTTAGTTCAACAATATCATAGTATCGCTTCTGCCGAATCATTTCTGTTCTCAAGGGATATGTTATGAACTCATTAAGCGAAGTAACCTCAATCCCAATAACCCTAGCACCAATCCTATCAGCCATATTAAAACACTCTGTATATTGCTGCTCTGGATGAAGGTTCCCTTTTACAACATCTCTAACATATATCCTAGGCGTCTTAACATCAATCCCTACACCAATAATAGCAGTGTCATCTGCCGTAAGTGTAGTTGTCTTCGCAGGGTCAAGGATAACCATACTCTCCAGGCCCCTTCTATTCTCAACAAACTTAGCATCTGTCTCTTCGTAATACTTGAACATTTCCTGTTGAAACTTAGCACTTTCCTTCGCAATAGGAACTCCCATGTATTCCCTGTAGAAGGAATCCAAGAGACCCATTCTTCTATACTGGTCAACCAACTTAAGTATATCTTCATTCGACATAAAGTCAGGCCAGTTACTATTAAAGTTATCATCGCATATACTAAGATGTGCGTGATACCAAGAAGGGTCTTCAAGCAAGTTCGCCAACAGACTATCTTCATGTAACAAAGTTCCAATAACAACTATCTTCCAATCTTTCCTACTTCTATTAATACTATTAATAACATCCTCAAAGAACCAGGCCTTTGTCTTTGCCCTCTGCTCAGGACTCCTTACAGATTCCCCATCTTCCAAGTCATCTACAATAATCAGGTCAGGCCTGTTATCTCCATATAGAATACCACGAACTTGCTGACCTGCACCCCTGGGCATAACAGCTGTACCAGTACTCGTTACCCACATTTCCTTAGAAAACGTGTCTGACTTCATAGGCCCAAAAAGACCAGCGACGAACCTGTTAGTCATAAGCTCCCGTTTCAAGTTTTCACCTTGCATAGTAGCCTGAGTAGCTGTACAGGAGATAGGAACTATAAACTTCTTTTCCCGAAATAGGATTTTCTTAGCTGGAAAAGCAAGGTTTACAGTACTAGTCTTCCCAAACCCACGAGGTGCAATAATCAGCGCCAGTTGGATACTATCATCATCCAGAATTTTGAAGATAGTATCGTGAAGAGAAGAGAACGGTAGATAGAACCTATCTGGAAACACAATCTTAGACGTGACCTTTGTAGATAAAAAACATTGGCTTAATAATAATTTAGTTTGGTCTCTGTCTAATCCGAGTATGTTCTCTTCCATAATTCCTCTTTGTTCAAATATTGAACATAGTTTACTTTTCGTAACACTTTACAGTTTCTTCCAGTTGCAAATAACTCTTAGCAAGTTCTTCATAGTTCCTCGCTATTTGCTGACCTGTCCAGTTGGTATCACCAACACAGGTCTTGCTTGTCTCGGGCACTCCTTTTTTACTGGACGTACACTGTTCTGGTGACAAGCCAGGATTATTAAACATCCAAGTAATATCAGTAAAAACTTTTTCATCATACTTCTCCAGGCACTTTGTTGGCTTCATCTGTTCGATTCTTATCTTCAGACTTGCCAAGTTGTTTTCAATCTTCTGCTGATTCTCAAGGGCTTTCTTTGACGCTTCACTATTGCCTTCATAAGCCTTAATTGCGTTCTCAAGTCCCTTGACTTTCCCCTGTGCATTTTCCAACTTCAGGGACTTAATACTATAAACACCACCAAGACCAATAATACCTACCAGCAGAACAAGTATAAGTATATTCTTCGGATTCTTAATTAGTGTCAGTATCATTGTCCACATTACTTACAATCCTCACAATCCGCTTCACAAGCACTAAACTTCTTCATCAGGAAATCTCTTATCATCTTGTTGTGACAACCAAGATAACCAACTAAGAAAATTCCACCTACGACTCCAATAACCAGACAAACAAAACCTACTGTAAAATAATCCATCTTATTCCCTCCCTTACTTTCGACCTAAATATTTAATAGAGTAATGATTCCCGTCATTGAACCTTCCTCCCCAACAACAGTCTTTATCAAGTGACTCCCAGTACATTCCAAACTCTTCGTGGTCTGAAGTCTTGTCAAGGTACAGACCGTTCTTAATAAGATCAATATCAATAGCCAGTCCTTCATAATGAAGAGAATTCTTCATGTGAGGACGGCCTTCCTTACCAATTCTTGGCTCATAACCTTGAGCAATCATGTAGTTAATAAGCTTAGCAACATACTTTGTAAACTTACCTCTTTTATTTCCTAATTCACTCATAAGTCCCTCGGTGCATTTCTTCGTTCAATTACTCTATCAAGTTTAGCTTCAATCTTACAAAGCCAATCATTCATATCAGCGTGTTGTGCTACAATAGCAGCGTGTTGTGAGCAATGGTTATGAGACGACGTCTCATTAGTATTCTTACTCGCTGGAAACACTCTGAAAATAATTGCTACTGCTCCTAGTACGCTACTCCCTACTGCTATTCCAGTTCCAATATCCATCATCTCACCAAATACCTTACAGTAAAAAACTTTCGTATGTTGATAGATACGTTATTCTTGATAAACTGTTCAAGACTTATCTTCTTACGAACGTGAATTATACCTGCGTTAAGGTCAATAACATCATAGGTATATGAATCATAAGTTACATAAGACTTATATGTTATATCTTCAATAACACTCCACTTATATCCAACATCAGTAATCTTTACAGTCGCTACATTTATGATACCCTTCGACAAATTGAACAAGGCATCACGAACTGTTACTACTTCACTCTTTCTTATTTGTAAAGCAGAAAGAAGCTCATTCTCAATATCCTGAGCACTTACATTTTCCTGCCCTTTTATTTCAAGGGTTGCAATCCTTACTGTTCCACTATCACTAACAGTACTATGTTCAGAGAAAATAGGTAGCTCAGCAAAGACACTCTTTATATCATTAGCACTTATGTTTTCAACATTCTTTACTTCAACATACTGAAGCCTTACAGTTGGATTATCAGAAACTGTACCATTCTCCTGCTTTGCTTTTGTAACATAGTCAAGGCGAATAGTTGCATTATCATAAGCACTTACTTCCTCAACATCACGCCTATCAATATCCGTACCCTGAACATAAGTCGACTTGGAATCCCTGGCACTTACCTGCTCACTCTTTGTAATAACAAGATAGTCAGGCAATGCAGAAACATTTTCATTAGCACTTATCTGCTCAACACGCTGGAGGATAAGAGTATTAAGTCTTCTAGCTTGACTCTCAGAAAGACTTACATTCTCAATACCACTAATTGTCAAAGGCAGTTTTATTACAACTGGATTCTTAACGTCTTTAGCTGTAACAGTTTCAGTTGCCTTAACCTGCAAATTATTAATAGCAGGCTTTGCCGCCTCAGCAATACCAACCGTCTCCACAGCTGATATGCAAAGTGCAGCTATCGCAACTCGCCCTATGTCTCGTACATCTAGACCCATACTAAGCCTTCATAAAAGCCTTCTCTTCACCTGCAGAAGGATACTGAATTCCGTTCCAATCTATATGTTTACAGAATATCGAAGTATCGCAAAGATAAGGATATTGCATCTTCTGATACTTCGGCCAACCTGCTTTCTTCAACAAACCATCTGTCTTCAAACGCTGGTAGAAGGTAAGGTCTTCGGTCCCGCCAGTGGTAATCCAAGCAGCCTTTTCAGCGTCATATGCCTGATTCCCTGGAGTCTCGAAGACCTTCCTCACACGGTCACTTCCAATGTTATACTCAGGACTTTCAGCATAAATAGCTTGCATGATAGACCTATGTATAACTGTACAGCCCATACCCATACCATCTATCCAAACCTTATCTCCAAGCTTCCACTTCCTATAGTGGCTAGTACCTATACCACGGTACATAAGAGGTTCGCTTGGCATACTCTTTGTAAAATATAGGCCACCAAATATAGGGATATCTCCCTGAAGCATATACTCATTAAGCTTCACAAAGGTATTGGGCGGAAGAATAACATCGTGGTCTATAAAGAACAGCCACTCGAAACCACCTTTGATAAAGTTATGAGTTGCAATATTCCTAGCATCTGCAACTAAGTATCCCATTGGAGAAAACATATCCATCCAACTTATGACTTCCACTTGAGACCAATTACAAGGGATAACCTGGCCATATCGAGCAAGTGCCCATTCTGCCCTGATGAGGCCAGTAAGAGGCACAGATATCATAAGCCTCTTAGTCATAGAAACACTAGCATTTACAATCTTATTATTTGGTCTTTTTATTGTTTTCAAGTTGCAACACTCCTATCCCACCCCAAGTCTTATCATACTTATCAATAAACTCAAAGTGCTTATGGTTATTCCTTACTTCTCTCCAGAACTTATTCACCTGACATTCTGGAATACTTTTATGCTCACATATATCATGCAGAGCAACAATACCATCTTTGCTCATCAAGGGTGTATACATCATAAAGTCAGCACGCACGCCTTCATAAGTATGATCTCCGTCAATAAAGAGAAGGTCTATCTTCTTACCCTTCAAGCACTTCTTGACTTCCATAAGTGTACTTTCCTTATGAGAGTTCTTCCGAATGAAGTGCATCGCCTGACCATCCTTTCCAAACGTCTTATAAAACTCTATATCTTCCAGCGAATAACCACCACCAAAAGAACCACCAGGCTTATCAATACTAATAACTTTGGCATTTTCTTCTCCCAGCTGACATAAGGCATACAGCACACCACCCCTTGCAGTTCCAATTTCTACTATGTTCTTCAAAGGTTTATCTTTAATAAACTCCAGAAAGTTATGTAGTTCAGTCGGCTTCTGCAAAGCCCCAAGCATCATAGCCTTATTGGTAATAGTAACATTATCCACAACTGCACGCTTACTAAGAATTGCTTCTATATTCCCATTAGGCTTATAGGCAATGTGTTCTATCTTCCAAGGCTTAGGCTTATACTGGTCATACATAGGATGTTCCGCATCAAAGTAAAACCAAGTCTTTTCTGTTATCATAGTACAATGCGTCGGGTCTTGTATAAAGCCTTCAGACCTTGCATATGGTGCAGATATTGCCAGCTGTCCACCAACCTTCAGAAGCCTCCAAAGCTCATTCATAAAATCTATAACAAGCCAAGGTTTGATATGTTCTATTACATGAGCACACTTTATTGTAATACAACTCTCCGAGTCAAAAGGATAGGGAAACTTCTCCAGATTGTGGACTACATCCACATCCAGATGCTTCCTACTATCCATTCCAATAAAGTTTGGCTGCTTTCTATCTCGACAGCCTATATCAAGAAGTAAGTTCACAAAACCTCCTAACTTGTAGATGCAGTGAAAACTACATCATATGAGCAGTTGATTGCCTGGCTATTACCAAGGGTACTAGAAGCAAATGAACCACCACAGAAGATGGAGTTAGCACCTGTTGTATTATACAAACCTATACAGCCAATTGTCTGCTGCGTTGTACTGATGATAGAGTTACTAACGAAAGTAGCGAGGAAACGTACAGTATCACCAGCATTACTTGCTCCCCTTGTTGTTATTTGAGTAGATGCGATTGAGGCCATAAGGGATTTATTATACTCCCCTGGCAAGATCGAAGCATTTGAAGCGAGAGCACTCTGTTCCGAACCCAGGTGCATAAAACCAACTCTGGAAGAGCCAGCAGACCCTGCAAATAACTTTGATATGTAACCAGTAAGACCATTACTTGTGATAAGGTTGTGTTTCCAACCAGAATCACCTACTACCTTCCCGTCTTTTTCTACTATATTCACTCTGTAGAAGCCATCTATAGCAAGACCAACACTCGGATTCCGTTTCTTTTTCATTATAGCCTCCTATTATGCTAAATTACCAAGAGCGCCAATGCACTCTGATTGATGTATTTCCAGATATCCAACCCTAACACCATTGTCAGCAGAACTTGCTGCACTAAGTCCAGCATCATTTATTGCCTTTACTGTATAGGCATATACAGTTCCTACCGTCCCAGTTGTATCATCGTAATAGTTCGTTCCATGTGTTACAACGCCAGATATATCAACTCCATCCCTATATACTCTATGTCCTCCAGCTTCCCCAGTTCCAGCTGTCCATGTTACAGTTACCTTTGTATTAAGATTATCTGTAGCACTTACTAAAGTCGGTGCATCTGGGACTGTCATTCCAGTTGCATAAGATGAAAAAGCATAGTTAGTACTATCCCAAGTTTTACTTCCTCTTCCTTCAGTAAAGTAATTCCTACTAGGGAGTATCGTACTATATGTAGTTCCCTCATTAGATGCTTCAATACTAGAAGTATAAAAATAAGTCCCTAAAGAATCACCAACTTCAACTAGACAATTCTTCCCAGTGAAGGTCTGCTTACTTCCAGCTGATACATTTCCAATACTTTCATAATCTCTAACATACCAATTATAATCCTTATACATAGTACCAGAATAAACACTATTAGCAGTGCTATCACCAAAGTATGTAGCGAAGTAGTACTCAAAAGAATTAAGTACACCTGCAGCCTCTGCAGGATTACTTATATCTACTAAAGTCTTATCTCCAGTAGTATATGTAGCCCTATTAATAGCAGCATTTCCAACATCTATTGTTGAGTAAGACATATTACTTCACCTTATAATCCTTACTAATATCCAGCTTCGCAAAGTCAATACTTTTAAGCACATCCACCTTACCTCTCGTAAGAACCTTAACACTTTTAGTAGCACCTTCTTTCTTCTTCTTCCTATAATCAAAAGGAAGATTCACAGGCCTTCCATCTGCCTTACAACACAGGTCTTTCTTTAAGTAGTTCTGATGTGTCAAAGCAAGTGCCCACTCGAAGCAATATAGAATCTCCTCAAGCGTCACAGTATAATCAAACTGAATAGAATGGTTGCAGAATGGATTAAGAACATCCTTCTTAGCAACTTCATCATACCACTGATGTTCTGCAACATACTCAGCGTAACCAACATCTTTCGGTTCAAGGTAGAAAGATGCGGTTATCTCTATCATACCCATATCAGTATACTTCGTATCAGTTATTGGAAGAATCTTAAAATACATTAACTTGTCCTTATCGTAACATCTGGGATTACTTCAAATAAGTCCTTAATAACGGTAGTTATCTTCCCAGCTGAATTCTTAAGTTGTATATCAAAGTGATACAGGCCTGACATATACTGTGTATCAACTGGTGCAAGCGCCCAAGTTGCAACCCCAGCTGTTGCTGGTGCTGTTATTGTCAAACTACTTGATATCTTCGCATTTGCATCAGTATCATCAGTATTCTGCTTTACAGTCACAAATAGTGTGCAACCCGTAAGGTCTATCGCATCACCATCTTCATCATAGAAGTAGAATGTAAAGGTCTTATCATCTCTTCGATATATTGATAGCATTTCTTATACTCCCCTTTGTTCAAAATTTGAACAAAGCATTATTTCCTCAAAGGTTGCTCAGCAAACTTCTGTAAAGCTTTAGGAACAAAGGCTCCCAGGAGGAATGCTGAGAAGATATACAGACCAGTAAATGGGTCTTGTGGAGGTCTTATAAGGACAAGACCTGCTGTTATGATACAAGCGAAGAAGGAAAGCCAACTCATTAATCGCATAGTTGATGGATTTCCATAGTCATCTGTTAAGTATCCTTTTACTACTTCTTCTTTACATTCTTGTTCCATTCTGCACCTTCCCGTTTAGTTTATTCCAAATCCTACAATCAAAATGAATACTCCGGCGAACCCGCCTACGCAAGTCGCCAGGAAGTCAAACATATTCCACGTCTTTACCGTCCATGACTTCGCACGGATAGCGTCAAATGTTTCCTTCGC